TAGATGGTATGGTTCATATGAATCTATTACCATTTCATATTATGATGATCAAGGATATAAATATTTAGTAGAAATTGATGAGAAAAATTAGTGCAGAAATAATTGCGGACAGTACAATACATGGCCATAGATTGATTACTTATATGTTGACTTATCCAAGATTTATACATGCAGAACTGATGACACATCGTGTGTTTTCAAGAAATTCGGCTAGTAGCAGAGCCATACCATTTGAGAAAATGATAAAATCTGTTGGAGAAGATCCGTTTATTCCTATTGCATGGCAAAAAGATCATAAAGGTATGCAGGGAGCACAATATATTACTTCTCCACAGGGAATAGAACATTGTAATAATTTATGGGAAGTAGCAGCAGAACAAGCTGTTAAATCAGCTAAGATGATAAGAATAATGGATGGAGAAATTGAGTATCCCGGTACAATTGAGGAAGTATTTTCTGATTTTGAAGATGAGGATGAGATTTTAATTACAAAACAACTTTGTAATCGTCTTTTAGAACCGTTTTTATGGCACACTGTAATAGTAACATCAACTGAATTTTCAAATTTCTTTGAATTAAGATGTCCTAAATATATTCAACATACTATAAACAAAGTAAACACTTTTTACAGTAAAAAAGATTATGAAAATAAGTATGGTAAACAAGATATATCTGAATTAGATTGGATTAAATCTAGTCAATCAGGAGCTGAAATACATATTCAAGCATTAGCGGAAGCTATGTGGAATGCTAAAAATGAATCTACTCCTAAAGAATTAAAAGAAGGTGAATGGCATATTCCTTTTGGAGATAAAATATCTGGAGATGTTACAAAATGGTTTTCAACTATTGAAGATCAAGCATATTGGTTAGGAAAAGATATGACTAAGTTATTTCTTAAAGTAGCTGTTGCACGATGTGCTAGATTATCTTACATGACATTTGATGGAGAAATAGATTATAAAAAAGATATTCAACTCCATGATACACTGTTAGCTAGTAAACACGCAAGCCCATTTGAACATGTAAGTCGAGGTTTAACTGAAGAAGAATATAACACATTAGGTAAAATGATATTAGATCCAGTTAAAGGTTATGTTTTTGAAAAAGGATGGGCTGATAATTTTAGAGGATTTATATCTTATAGAAGAATTCTAAATTTCTAAATTTTAAAGGATTTATTAAAATTTTAATTATTATCTTTGCATATAACTTTAAATGAAGAATATGTCAGGAATTTATAAAATTTTAAATAAATCCAATAACAAATGTTATATTGGTAGTACAGTTAATTTCGGTGATAGAAAAAATTTACATTTTTCTAAATTAAAACGAGGAAAACATCATTCAATTATTCTGCAAAGAGCATATGATAAATATGAAATAGATAGTTTTGAATTTATTATTTTAGAAGAGTGTGAAAATGAAAAACTTCTAGAAAGAGAACAATGATATTTTGATAATTATAAACCAGAATATAATGTTGCAAAAGTTGCAGGAAATACACTAGGTGTTGCCTCTACAAGACGTATAGCTATAGTACAATATGACTTAGATGGAAATCAAATAAAAATTTGGGATTGTTTAGAAGATATTAAAAAAGAATTAAATTTGGCTGCATCCTCAAAGATATCTGAATGTTGTAAATTAAAACGAAATAAAATTTATGGCTTTGTTTGAAGATATTTAGAGGATAATCCTGGATTTTCATTAAGTACAGTTAGAAAAGGTAAATGTATTGCTGAGATAGATTCTTGTGGAAATATTATTAATGTATGAGAAAGAATTATAGATTGTGCAAATGATATAGGAACATCTTCTGCAGCAATTTGTGATACTTTATCAGAAAAATCCCGAAGAAAAACAATATATAATAGAATGTTTAAAAGAATAGAAAAAGAAGAGTTAGAACAATATCGTTATTTAATAGAAAATAAAAATGATTGATAATATAACTTTAGAAAGAATAAAATTACTTCATCCTAAAATTAGGAATGAAGTACATGATATATATGTAAATGAAGTTGTTCCTGCTTTAACAGGTAAATCAACTTGTAGATTTGCATACACATTAAGAACATTTGCTGAACAAGATTTATTGTATGCACAAGGTAGAACCAAATTATTTGATGCAAGTGGAAATCGATTAGGTATCGTAACTAATGCTTCTGGTGGAAAATCTATCCATAATTATGGATTAGCTTTTGATATTGTATTGTTAGAAAATGCAATTGCTTCATGGGATATAGTAAAAGATTTTGATGGTGATCATGTTCCAGATTGGATGGAAGTTATTAATATCTTTAAAAATAAAGGATATGAATGGGGTGGAGACTGGAAAAGTTTAAAAGATACACCACATTTACAAAAGACTTTTGGATTAAACTGGGCACAATGTTCAGCTATATATAAAAGAAAAGGTGGATTAGATGCTGATGGATATATTATTTTTTAATTAAATGGAAGAAAAGGCATTAAGATTTAATAGTGGAAAACCTAAATGGTCTTTAGTTCATTATAAATCAATAGTTCCCATGATCCGTGTATTGGAATATGGGGCACATAAATACAGCACTTTTATAAGTCAAGATGGATCAAAAACTGTAACAGGTGCTGAGATAACTCAAGAAGAAGCAAAGGATTGGATTTTATTAACCTCTGGAAGAAATAATTGGAAGAAACCAATGGATCTGAAAGAGATTTTAGAATCTATGCAACGACATATAGCTCAATTAATGGATGGAGAAGATTGTGATTTAGAGTCCGGTATTAATCATATGGGACACATAATGTGTAATGCAATGTTCTATAATTATCATAAAGATAATGAACTTTTAACTTAAAATGGAAAAGAAGGCAAAGTTCAAAGTAGTGCATAATAAACCTCAGTTAATTTGCTCTAAATGTAGTGAATTAGTGAAATATTCAAAAGATTTCTCAGAAGAGGATTGGAAAGCATTTAAAGGAGAGATTTTATTAAAACCACAATTTTGTGATAAATGTGAAGAAATTTTAAAATATAAATAATGCAATATATTAAATTTTTACAAGGATTACCAGGAAGCGGAAAAACTACATGGGCTAAGAAAGTAATTGAACTGAATAAAGACTATGTAATTGTTTCTAGAGCAGAAATATCTAAAATAGTTGATGGAATCCCTTACACAGAAGAAATTCATAATGATGTGTTTGAATTGCAGAAGATTATTTGTAAAATATTTCTAAATTCTGGAAAATCTGTAATTCTTGATGATATGAATTTTGATCCAAAATATTGGGAATATTTTTCTCAATTATCTGTTTCTAGAGGCATTCCAATTGAAAGGATTTTCTTTGATGTGCTAGTTGAAGAATGTATCGAACGAGATTCAAAACGTGAAAAACCAATTGGAAAAGTAGCTATCGAGCTTGCGTATACAAAGTATCTTAAAGATAATAATAATGAATAAAGAGATTGTGATTAAAATTTTGGAAACCAATTCTGTTTCACGAGATGAATTACATATTTTTATTTCAGATTATATATTGGAAAAGAAAAATAAGAACATCTCAGGACAAGAATTAGCTGCAATTGAAAGTATGATCCATCAAGGATTTTTAAATCTAAGATTTGCTGCTGAACAAGCTGCATATGATTTGGGATTAACAGTATTATCTTTATTGGATAATGCTTCAAATCCTAAAAAAACTTGGGTATATGAATAAATAATAATAGGGAAGGATTGTAGTTTAACTACAGTCTTTCCCTATTTTTTTTTGATTTTTATATTTTTTATGAAAAAATATTTATATTTTTGATGATTAATTTAATATTATAATTCTTATGGAAAATTCAAATTTTGCTTCATATACACCGTACATTGATGATCTTTCATCTGATGAAAAATTAAAAGAATATTATACTCAGCATCCTCATTTTTCTAATGAGTATTTAGATAGATATTTAGCACAACTAACTCCTGAACCTAAAACTATGATTGTAACAACTCCTAAAGATGAAAAACATTACTCCACAAGTGATATTATAGGAAATAAAGAATATTTTGCTAAATTATTAGGAACTAAATCTAATTATGTTTCTCCAGTTAAAAATGAAATTACTGATGAAATTAGTAAAATGGATGTACCTGATGAAGATAAAGAATATCTAGTAAAATTAGCAGGAAGAGAAAGTAATTATAATCCAACTGTCAAGAATAAATTTGGGTACTATGGATTATATCAATTTGGTGATAGTGCTCTAAAAGATATTGGTGAGACTAGACAATCTTTTACAGATAGTGCAACACAGAATAATGGTGCACTAAAATTAGCTAAGTTAAATGAATCTCGTTTACAAAATGTAATGAGTGAATTTGTAGGTAAGAAATTTAGGGGATTAAATATCACAAGAAATGGAATTTTAGCTGCAGCACATTTATTAGGTGCAGGAAAAGTGCAGAAATGGTTTAGTGAAGAAAAACCTGATGCAAAAGATTATCATGATGGTTTTGGAACAAAAATAGAAGAATATTTAAATCTTTATTCATAATAAAACAGAAATACCCACAGTACAATCGTACTGTGGGTATTTTTTTTTATTCTGATGGATGCATAAACTCAAACATCTTAAGATCTTTATTCATTAATTGTTCAAATGTTTTATTTCCTCATAATACACTGTGTACATCTGTTGCAGTTTTAGTTCCTCAAGCTCAAAAAACTGGCTCAGTTTTTAAAGCTCCTAAAGTATTATTTCATAAATTTCCTTCACTTAATACTTTTTTATTTACGGATGCCATAAACTCTACTGTTCTTCCATCAATTCCATCAGTACCATTTTCTGCAATTCAGCCATCATAAATAGCCTTCATCATACCAAACAGTAAAACCATTAATAATGAATCTACCATTGCAAAACCTACTCTCTCATTTCTATGATCTTTATTTTTTGCAATTTCTCCTCAGTTTCCTTTTATAACATCTTGCATTAGATATCCTACAGAGTATAATAACCCTTCTTGTGGATGTCCTACTCATGCTAACATTGGATCTCCAGTATTTTCAGTAGTTGCTTTAAATCCAATAATTTCATCAGGATTTGTTTGACTATAAACAGGTTCTCTTCATAATAATTGACCTGTTTCCTCATCAGTTACTTGTTGATGACTTCCCATCATACTTTTATCTGCAGAAACTGGTTTACCAAATCACATATTCATCTTACCTGGCCAGAATTGAAGTAATTGTAATCAGATTATTCCATACCAAGTATTATGTCACTCGGCTTGACTATCTTTATCATAATATCCATAAACTGTATCAGTAAAAGATTTAAATCCAGTTCTTTCTTTTTCAGAATAAGCTTGATCTAATAAATCAGTTGCTTCATCAAGAATTGGATTGTTTCCTTTAGCTAATTCTGTATTTCTTTCACCTAAAATTATTGTATAAAGATTTCTTTGTTCATTATATTTTAGATTATTCTTTGCAGGAATATATTGTCCATCAGCATTTTTATATTTTTCTCTATTTTGGAAATAATATTCAAATCGCTTATCTTGAGTTGGATCATAGTGTATATAACCTTTATCGTCTAAAGTATGTGCATAAAAACTTCCATCATGAATCATTTTTGCAATGAATAGAGATAATCTATTATAATAATCAGGAATAGTATTACAAGCATACATCCATTTACTTAATCCTAACATAGCACCTCTTCTATTTGTCTGCATTTTTCTCGGTAAAGAATTAACATCCATATTTGCAAATCCATAATAAAGATTTATTCCATCCATTAAATTTCATTTTTTAGACATTTTATTATCAACTGCTAACATAATCTTCATTGCTTCTGCTAAATCTTTAATATTAAATGGTTTTTTTCCACCATAAATATTAAGGGCAGCCAATCCTACATTTTTATACAATCCAAATGTTAATTCCTTTGCCATTAAAGCAGGACGAAATCCTAACATTGCAGCAGTTGCAATGGTTTTCCCTGATCGAACTAATCTAATTGCATCACTTGCCTCTGGATCAATAATAGGTTCATCAAATAATCCTAATTTTATTCTATTAGTAATGTATTCTAATTGTTTAGATATGTTTTCTTTATTTTTTCCTGCAAGTAATTTCATTCATCAAACATATGATGTAATATTTGGAAGAATTGCGTCAACATTTGCTTTTCTTATACTACTGAAAGCAACTCTATGAGCTATTGTATCTAAATCCAATTCATAATATCCTGGGGAATTTTCATTAATTAGTCTAACTTTCATTTCATCTGATTGCATAGAATAAATATCATACATTTCATTGAAACCTAATTGTGTTTCTTTAATTCTATTTAAATCATTTTCTGAAAATTCTCTTGGATCTAAATAGTCCTTAGTTTCATCAAGTCATTTAGATACATCTTGTCATAATCCTGCTAATCCACTTTTTAAAATTCTATCATTTCTATTAATTTGTTGAGAACGCATTATTGGCATTTTGAAATAATCTCCAGAAATAATACTCTTTATAATTATACCAGAAGTATCAGTTTTAGTAATAGATTCTATACTTGTTAAATCAATTTTACCTCATAATTTTTCTGGAATATGTAGTCTATATTTTTTAATTTCAAATAACATTTGCTTAGAATATTCTTGTTCAGCCTGTGTTAGAGTCTTATCAGAATATGGATCTTTTAATGACCAACTATTAGAAACTTCACTGCCATCATGTTCTCACATATTTTTATTAAGAGATCTAACATTACCAATTCAATT